CGATAAACTGCAAAGCAAAATTATCGCGGAAATTGCGACCTGACATCTTTTTGATAAATACCTCACCATCGCGGGCCAGTGCTTCAATCGCATAACGCTGGCAATCCAGCCAGCTTAGACGACCATCCACTGTCGGATTGCCCATTCTCCCCCAGCTTTTGAAGGCATTTTCGATGATAGTATTGCCAGCAGCATCCAAAGACCCGTCATCATTCCGGGCCTTAACCTGAAGATGAAAGCCGGTCTCGCCGACAATGTTTGTTTTCAATAGGTTAATATATCGCCGGGCGAACTCATTATCGCGCACCAGTTCCCGGCTGCGGTTACGCATAAGCTCAAGAGAATAGCGCAGTTCACTGTCTGCGCTGTTGCTGCTGGATGTAAAATCTGCAAAAAGGCGGCCAGACGATGCTGCTTTGTAAGAGCGTTTGCTGCGCCGCTGCGGTTTTTGTTCTGCTTGATAATCCCGCTTGAAAATATCTAAAATGCCCATTTTTAGAACCTCACCTTGATAGTGGCTGCGGTTTGCTTGCCATTGACGACACGCTCTCGCCGCTTATCCTGCGCCACCTCTGCGCGGTAATAATCCCGCCACTCGCGCAGTTCATTAGGTGCGATTTTTGTCAGCGACCGGCCATTGATAGAATAAGAAGCAACATCAGCATCAGCGCGGCCCAGAAGAATGCTCTCGATTTTATCGACCATCTTTTCTGCGTGACTGCGAGGGTCAACATTGTTGTCATAGTCCTCAACCACCTCAAAGCTGCCGCGCCGTAAAGTGAGACGCTCGCTGTCAGCGGTTCGAGTAATCTCAAGCTGCCAGTGATGATGCCCCGCATCAAATCCGGCACTTGTCGCAGAAGGGATTGCAAAATACCAATCATTATCGTCCACTGTCCCATTTACTGTAAATTCATGTGAGCCGCCAGCTGCATCGCGGGCAACATAAGCCGCCGAATATGCTGATGAAGGATAATCGACCGCCAGATTTTGCCGCTTCCACTGGACAAAATCGCCCTTCACTATTAAATCCGGCTCAGTGTAAGAGGCTTCACTTGTGCTGAACGCATTTGTCATCGGCCTATCTCCAGCTGTTCACAAAACCGCCAGATGACCGGCGCGTGTTCATAGGCCGCTTTTTTGGCTGGTCATTGCTGACTGGCGCGGCCCGGTCTCTCTTTTCTGCGATTGCATTCAGGTTCAAATTCAAGATCGCCAAAGCCCCAATCGCATAAACCCTGCAATCAAGAGCTTCATTGCGGGGTCTCGTTTTTACAAACTCGCGGCGCGGAAATCCCTTGTGGAACTTTGTGACAATTTTTTCACTGGCCGCCAGCTGCTTGAAATACTCGTCCGGGCGGTCATTTGGAAAGTGACAATAACCCGGCCCCTCGATTGTAATCTTTAAGCGGGAAAAAATCAATTCCTTGATATTGTCAACCCCTAGAGTGAACAGGCGTATCTTGCCGATGTTGTTTCTGGTGGGGCGGCTGACAATCGGTCGGCTCTCGCCAGCTGCACCCTTTATCGCAAAAATGCGCTTCCCTTCGCGGGGTCTGACATAATTATAGACCGCTTGTGTGTAGTGACCGCCGCTGTCGATACAAGTCGATCTGATTTGCAGTTCCCGGCCATCTTCGGTCTCATACTTGCCCGATAGAATGTTATCTAAATCCTGCCACAGTTGCGGGGTGCTAGGATCGCCGTAAAGGGTGCGATAATCTACAGACCAGCTTTCTTCTTCTTTGCCCCAGCCAACAACCTCAAGCTCTAGCCGGTCGTCCTGAACATCCACCCCGCAGCTTAGAACCAAAATATTGCGATCCAGCTTCGGGCCGTATTCTTCAGCCCTCTCCGCAACCGCAAAGTCGTCCACCCTCTCCCCTGCATCTTCCCAGCTTTCTGCTAGGGTGGTATTCAAAAACACGCGCAGAGTGTCAGGCAGCTTTTTTGCTTTTAGGAACTCGCGAGCGATATCACCCAGTGGTGTCCACGGGCTGTAAAGGCCCGATAGATGAAAGCCCGCAGTTCCATTAAACTCAGCAGTGGCCCGCCATTCCCCCCGGCTTACCGCCCGGTAACGCTTCGCATCGTCCCAGCAAGACCCGCAATCTTCGCAAATATACTGCGCGGTCTCCGGCGCATCTTTGTCCCACTGAACCTGTGACCAGACTAGCACCTGATGATGCCCGCAATCAGGACAGGCGACAAAATACTTGCGCTGATCCGATTGCTCATAAGCGGTCTCAATGCGCGATGCGCCTTTATTGGTCGGGGTCGAAACCATCACAATCTTGCGGTTATATGTGAATGTTTTTGTTCTGGCGCGGGCCAAATCAATCGGGTCGCCCTCTGATCCGGCAGATGCCGGGTAGCGGTCAACCTCATCGAGAAACACGCAGCGGATGGGTCGGCTGGCAAGACCAGCAGCAGAGTTCGCGCCGACAATCGCAATATAGCCGCCGGGAAAAGATTTCTGATAAAGCGTATTGCCGCTGTCCCGCGTCCGGGCATCCTTGACCTTATCTTTCAGAACCGGAGTGTCGCGTAGCATCGGGGCCAATCGGTCAGATGACCACATCTTTGCAAGCTCAAGAGTGGGCTGGACAACCAGCATCGGGCTGGGGTCTTGATGAATGAAATAGCCGACAGAATTATTGATGATCTCAGTCTTGCCCACCTGTGCGCCTGTCATGAAAACAATATTTTCAACAGTCGGATCAGAGATAGCTTGCATCATACCGCGCTGATAAGCCGCCCGGTCAGTGTTCCACAAGCCCGGCTCCGCTGATGCTTCCGGGCTTAAGCGGCGGTGAGCATCGGCCCATTCGTCAATTTTTAGGTCGGGCGGGGGCTTCAGAGCCGCCAGCATTTGACTGGCTAGGCGTATCGCTGTCGGATGCGCGGATAGGCTCAGAGACTTTGACCTCGATTTCTGCGATTTCTTGTAAGGCATCATAAACCTGTTCTTTAAGTATCGCCTTGACCTCAACCAGCTTTTCAGCTGCATAGCATTCTGGTGCAGCCCGCTGTGGTAAGGCAAGCAATTTCTGGCGCATATTCTGACTGACCTCGATCCAGACCTTTTCCACATCATCTGCCGGGATCAGCTGTTCTTCAATCTGGGCCTTTTCCATTTCGGCCATATCAGCCCGCGCCTTTGTCAGCCGGGTGCGGTGAGCGTTGTAATCATCGCCGTGAACATCAGACCTGACCGCCCTCTCTCGCAGATACTTGATATAAGACCTGACTACCGGGACAAGCTCATATCTGCCGCGTTCCTTGCGAGGGATTATGCCCTCATTGACCAGCTGTGTCACGCGCTGCGGGGTCAAATCCAGCAGCTTTGAGATAGTATCAAGAGGAAATGTCTGCGCGGCCATCGCTCATCTCATCAAAGGTTTGCCCGTTTTCAGCGTGAACCGCTTGCTTGCCGGTAAAGTCCTGCCAGCGTTTAACAATCACATCGACATATTTTGGATCAAGTTCCATCAGGCGCGCTTTTCTTTGTGATTTTTCGCAAGCAATCAGCGTTGATCCGCTGCCTCCGAACAGATCAAGGACTTCGCTGTTTTTGTGATATGTATCAAAAATATCAACGATTAAATCTACTGGTTTCTCACAGCTATGGATCGTTTTGTGAACCTTTTTGGCCTCCCAAACATCAGCCGGAGCATTAGCCGGATAAACCGGCTTGCCATTTAAGCAAAGATAAAATGGCTCGTGCTTCGGTCTGGAATAATATCCAATGCCAAAATTATTTTTAACCCAAATGTGCATCGCTTGAATCTTAAAAACCTTTTTCAATGATTTTTCAAAAGCGCCAATTTTAGACCACCCTGTCCAGACAAAAGCATATGTATCTGGCTTCATATAAGAAAAAGCACATGAAAAAGACGCATCCAGAAAATCTGAAAACGCTGATTCATCAAGATTGTCATTCATAATTTTATCGTGCGTGCCGCGCTGGGGGGCAAAATCAATTCCATATGGCGGATCAGTGAAAACCATATCGGCTTTTTGACCTTCCATCAGCTTATCAACCGCATCGATGCTGGTGCTATCTCCGCACATAACGCGATGATTTCCTAGCTGCCAAACATCACCCAAAACGCTCACAGGCTGCTGCGGAACATCAGGAACCTCATCATCATCGACAAGACCATCTTCAACCGCCTCTGCTAATAAGGCATTTAATTCGTCACCCTCAAAGCCGGTCAGCGATAGATCAAAATCGGCGGCTTGCAAGTCCTTCAGTTCCAGAGCCAGCATTTCATCATCCCAGCCCGCATTCAGGGCCAGCTTGTTGTCTGCTATGACATAAGCCCGCTTCTGCGCCTCGGTCAAATAGTCCAGCCGCAAGCAGGGAACCTCTTTCATTCCCATCCGCTGGCCGGCAAGCGTCCGTCCGTGGCCGGCAATGATTAAGCCCTCGCCATCCACCAGAACGGGATTGGTAAAGCCGAACTCTTTGATTGACGCGCATATTTGCGCTATTTGCTCATCAGAGTGGGTGCGGGAATTGCGGGCATAAGGGATCAAATCAGCGGTCGATAGATACTCGATTTCATGCTTTGTCATTTTGTTGCTCTAAATTAAAACGCTTTGCAATTTTCTGTCGGTAGCCAAAGCCCGGGGTCGCGCGTTACC